TCGGATATCTTCTCTTGTTCGCTGAGATTCTCAATAGCAAGCCCTAATCGCTCTCTAGCCAAGTCAATACTGGTAGTATCACGGGATAGGGCTAGTTCCTGTTGGGCAATTTCTAGCCTCCTTTGGGCTAAAGCGATGTTTTCCTGTGCTTGTTTTTTCTCACTATCCCCCGAAGCCCGAGAAAGTTCTTTCTGGGCGATCGCCAGTTCTTTTGTCGATTCAATTACTGCTTTTTGCGCCGCTAGGTCAGTCTTGGCTTGCTCTATCGGAGCCTTGGCAAGTTCTACTTGAGCAATTCTGACCTGAGCCTGAGCCTCAATTAGTGCGCGTTTCTGGGCTTGCTCTGTTTTTTGGATCTCTAATTCTAATATCTGGGATTGGATTCTTTGCTCTGTTTCAAGGGCTTTTAGTTTAAGTTCCCTAGTTTTAGCCTCTTGTTTTCCAATCTGCTCAATTAGGTCTTTTTCCCGAATAGTGCCACCAATACCTAAATCAGATAGCTCCTGTTTTAGTGCTTTGAGTTCTTTTTGGCTCCCAATATCCCCTGAGTTGATTTTCCGAACAATCTCTAATCCGCGGTTAAGCCTATCAATTTCTGCGGTGGAAACAAACAGAGAAGCGTCAGAACGAACTTTTAATAATTCGTTGCGTTTGTTAGCGATGGTTAATTGACGCTCTAAAGACTTTTCTTGAACTGTTAGGAGTCGAGTTAGTTTCTCTGATTCCAGTTGAGCTTTTTTATCAGAGTCAATAATTTTATCTTTTAGGTCAAGCTCTTCATTAAAAAGCTCTATTTTGTCAGTTTGAATTTTAGCCAGTCTCTCTATTTGATTTTTGGCAATACTGAAGAGAGATTCTTCTAGTTGTTTTTGCTGCTCTAGCTTTTGAAGGATTAAGTCTCCTGACTCTTCCCTTAGTTCCCTTAGTTTTAATTCTTTTTCTTTTTGAGAGATATCAGCATTATTGACAGCGCGGATCTCATCTTCTACGGCTTGTAATTTAGCGTCTGTAGCATTTTGAGTGACTTTTAACTTTTCTAGCTCTAATTCTTCTTTGCTAATTAGTTCAGAGTTATAAAGCCTTTGTAGTTCAATTAATCGCTCCTGTTCCGATTCTCTTGATACGGATAAAGCTTTCTGAGAAGCTTCTTCAATTATGGCTATCCTTTCGGCTTGTTTGGCTTTTTCTACTGCAATCTCATCGTCTGCTTGCTGTTTGGTCAGTTCGGTGATAGCCTTATTTACTTTTTCGATTTCGTCAATGGTTTTAGTGTTAGTTGTCGCATCCTGACGGGACTGTAAAGACTTCAATAAATCTTGCTGTGCTTGTAGTTCCTCGGAGATTCTTTTTTTAGTGGCTTCGGCTTTTCTTCTTTCTAGAGATTCTTGTAATTCCGTCCCTTGCACCTCTAATTTAGCTACTTCTGCCAAGGCTTCGGCTTCTGCTCTTTTACTGCCAGCAATCCTTTTGTTGATAGCCCGTAAAACATCCCCGTAAGCTTTATCAACCCCTGCTAGAGAATCCTCCAATCTACGATTAGCTTCTATCTCTCTCTCTAGCTGTTTGACTAGGTTGTCCTTAGCCTGCCTTTCTGCATCGGTTACAGCCAGACTATCTTTGGCTATTGATAGCTGTCTAGCCAGTTGATCTCCTGCTAATTCTACCGCCGCCGCCTGAATAACTATTCCTCTAGCGTCATCGGATCTGAGTTTAATTGAGGATTCTAATACTGCGTTCCCTTCTTTAATTGTGTTAAAGAATTTTTGACTCCTGACAGCATTAAGGTTATCAATTACGTCCCCACCAGTTGCCAGTCTTTGGAACACACTAATTAGGTTGGCTAGTTTGATAAAAACGCTCTGGGAGTCTCTAAATTCTTGTTCTAGATTTTTGGCAACTCCTAATTCTATCGGCTTGGCATTTGCCCGATTTAGGTCATCCCTAAACTTGGTTATGCTACTGGCTGATTCTTGAGTTTTCTTGTTTAAATCATCGACAGCAAGCCCAGCCTCCACTACCCCGATTAGGATTGAACCCGCTAATGCCGTAATCCCTAAGCTTAATCCTTGGATAGCGACCTTAGACGTTACAGCCGTTTTAACTAAGTTTAGGATTCCCGCCGTTGCTGAAGTTATCCCCGCGATAAATGACTGGAATGTTAAAGCTTGCAGGTCTAAAATCAAGGCTTTTAGTGCCAAGGAAGCAAATCCTAAAGCAGGAGTTAAGGCGGCCAGTCCCAAACTCAATCCTTGAATTACCGCAATCCCTGCCCCTATTTTGGCTAAATCAACAAAGCCCGAGACCACAGGAGCAATAGCACCCGCTACTGAGTTTAAAGCCACTGCCAAGCCATCATATAGCCCGATTAGGGCAGGGCTTGCCTGTTGTCCGATTGCCACGAAAAGAGTATCACGAGCATTGGCTAGGTTTTGCACCGCCGCGCCTAAAGTTTTGCTTCCCTGCTCGGCTGCAAATGCTGTTTCACGTCTCAATTGTCGGGCAAATTTAGGGAGAAATTCCTCGGCCGTCAAACCAGCCTCGACTAATTTATTAAGTTCGGCAGTCGTCACCCCAAGAGCTCTAGAGGCTACCTGTAAAGCCCCTGGTAAAGCTTCCGATAATTGTGCCCTTAATTCTTCCTGGCTTACCTCTACCTTGCCCGCTATTTGCCCAATGGCTAGGGTGGCATTATTAAGTCTATCGGTAGTAATCGAATAGGCTCTCCCTGCCTGTAATATCGCTTTAGATATTCCTATTGTGTCCTTTTCTAAATTAGTCCCTTGAGTTGCGGCTGCTAGTAGTGTGTAGCCTTCAATAGCAGGGATTAAAGCTACTTTTAAATCCCTAGCGGACTTGGCGATCGCATTGAAGCTTTTAGTTCCCTGTTCAAGCCCTCCTGAGACAAAATTAATCGAATTAGAAAATGCTTCAAACTGAATTGAAATATCTTGTATTTGCCTAGCGGTGTCCTGTAAAGCGAAAAAGATGTTATTGAAAACATCATCTAATTGGAGAGCGATAAAGGTAGAAAATGAGTCTTTAAAAGTTTGCTTTAGTCCTTGGAATATGCCATTAACTTTAGATGCGGCTGCCCCTATTTTGGCTAACCCGCTATTGGTATTTTGAACATCCGGGATGTTGCCTAAAAGCCCACTACTATTAGAAGGTTTTGCCACCGCCCCCGCATCTGGGATTGATTGAGTATTTGCCTCTTCTATTGCCTGATTTAGTTCATTGGTTATTCTAGTTAATGCCGATCTTTGCGCTCCGATCTTTTTGCCAAAATCTTTGGGCAAAGACGCAAAAATAGCTTCTAGTCCGTTTCTTAATTCTGTAATGTCTGATTCAATCTCATTAGAGATACTAGCCAGTTTTTTAGATGGGATTCTTTTGATATTATCCTGTAAATCATTGACAGACTGAGATATTCTTTCAAACTCAGATATGGCTGTTTCAGTGTCAACAGTAGGGGGGCGTACTTTTTTCTTTTTAGCTTTAGGGATGTCCTCCGACTCAGTTCTAACGTCAGACTCGGACTGACTAACCTGCTCTGTAACGTCGTTAATCGCGCCGTTGGCTAGGGTTTCGATTTGCCTTACTAGCCCTGATATCTTCTGTGTTATGGCAGTCCTATCTAAGTCGGGTAGTGTAGCCTCGTCCTGCAAGATATTTTCTAAGCTATTAATCGCGGTATTAACTTCTTCAATAGCGAATCTAGGTAGGTCACTCCCTACCGTCTTAATTTCTGCTTTAGCGCGGTCTATTTGTCCATTGACTCCACCAATCGCTTGATTGATAGCTAAATCAGCCTCTGTTATTAATCCTGATATCGATTGAGCTAGATTAAGCCTATTAAGATCAGGAGTAGCTTTCTCTAGGCTAGGAACAATTCCCTTAAGGCTATCAATAATCTTCTTAGTGTAAAGGGCTTGAAAAGTATAGGCATCATCTTCTAGCTGTCGAATAAATTCGATGCGATCTTTAGTTTGCTCTGCATTAATGTCAATTCCTGCGGCTTTTAGCTGGTCAACAAATAACTCTGTAGATCCCGTTGCTCCTTCAATAATTGAATCTACTTGAAACTGTGTTAGTTCTGCTTGAATTGGTTTTAAAAGATTAATTAAATTTGTTGCTTTAATATCAGCATCCGTAAAGTTGCCAAAAGACGACTGTATAGCATGGCGCAATTCATGAACTAAAACCACGACATCGGCAGGGCTAATAATATTTTGAGCAATATCATTTAATAATTCCTGTTTAACTAAAACTAAATTTAGGTCAGGATTGTATTGAGCCGCAGCATTTTTAGGCGCACTAGGAGGCAACGGGGCTAACTTAGGAACATCTCCCAAAAAGTCTTTAGCAATAGAGGATAAATTGGATTCCTTGATTACCTGATTAACAATTTCTCTGTACAGGTCAAATTGCTTGGCTGTATCCTTAAATAGCTTTTCAGTAGCAGCATCTACCGATTTAATATCTTCCGTAATCTGGGGCTTTATTGGCTCTGGGGATGGTACGGCTTCAGGGATTACTTGAGGCAGATTAGACGCTCTCGCATTATCTAATTGCCTAGTTATTTTAGTTAGAGCTGTCTTTTGCGCCCCTACCTTCCTACCCAGTCCCTTGGGTAAAGATGCGACAACTCCCTCTAATTCTGCTCTCAACCTAGTGACTTCCTCATCAATCCGATTTGAGGCTGATAGGAACTCATCGGAGGGGATTTTTTTGATGCTCAATTGAAGATTTTTGATCGCTTGAGATATAGACTCAAATTCCTCTAGCCCAATATCTGTACTAATAAGCGTGGCAACATCAGGGAGCTTTTTAGTCCTAGTTCTTTTTGGCTTAGGAATATCGGGGCTTTGCTCAATAGGAGCATCTAAAAACTCTGATATTTGCTTAGAAATCTTGGTTATTTTGCCTTTTTGCGCTCCTATCTTCCTACTAAAATCCTTGGGTAATATATCCTTGATTTCTAGCAATTCCCCGGACAAGGATTTTAGGGATAAAGCTGTGTCTTTTGCCACAACCGCCAATCTATCGGGGGATAATCCCTTTAAGCTTGCCTCAATTAGTTTAATGGCTTTTTGGATATCCTCAAATTGATCTAGGGATATCTGAGAGCCTACATCAATCGCCGATCTTGATTGTGTCGAAGGGGCTTGAGTTGCTACCTGTACGGACGTCCCCGATAAGGATTGAATCTCCCTAATATCTGATAAAGCCTTGGCGATCGCGTCTGATTGCTTTTGAGAGAAAATATTGATTTTGCGCCTATTAATGCTAGTCAGGGAATCTCTAAAACTACTGATTTCCTGATTTAGCTTTTTAGCCGAAGCCGTAGCATTCTCGAAAATAGGGGAAAAGTTGGTGAGGGATTTTAACCTATCCCCTACCGTGATTAATTGCTTTAGGAGATTGGCAAAAAGAGCAGCTTGATCGGGGGAAATTATCTCAATCTCCCCGCTTAACCCTGCTATAGCCTTTTTAATCGCTTCAAAGTTAGCTAGGGATGGTTTTATTTCTATTCCTAGCGTTTTAGCCGATAAATCTTTCTGTAGACTGCTTATTAGGCTAGAAACATCTAGAGAAAGATTTGCTTGAATATCGATCCCCTTTACGCCGCGAGTTGCCATTGTGCCTTAATCTCCTGAATAGATTTCACGATTTCAAACTCAGCACCATTCAGTTTTTCGGTTAGCTCAGGGGTGGCATTTTCTTTGAGTTTCGCTATTAGGCTTGTGTAAAATGTCTCAACTGCGGTAACGCCAATCAAGGCAGTATCGGAGCCAGAGGTATTTAAAATATAATTCCCGTTCCGAACCGCCACGATAGAATCAGGGACAGCCTCTAAAAACAGGACATTTTTAATCAGATAAGCTAAGTTCTCTTGATTTTTAGGGGAATTTATATCAGATAAACAAGCTTGAATAGTTCCGATCTGAATATCGGTAATATCGGGGGATAGGGTTAACTTAATGCCCTTGATAGTTACAGTCATGGCTTAAAGATAAGTATTTATCCCCAGTGTACCATCTTTTGGCCTAACTCTCTGTTCGCGGGTCTTTAATCACGATAGTATAATAATGATAAGTTTTATTTACTCTAGAGGACAATAGTCATGGCAATTCTTGACGA